CCGCAAAACTACAATATGGTCCTGCTGTTATTTGTTCTATAATTCCACCTTGTCGAGTAATTCTTGGATAATGTTTAAGTGCGAATGGATATTCGATTGTTATTTCTTTTTCGTCTTCTTTTAAACGGATACCTAAAAGAGATTCACCTGTTGATAATTTTACGATAACAAAATCTTCAGTCGATCTTATTATTCTCGGTGTTGTTGTTAATTTTTGATACATCTAATTTTACCTTTACTAATGAATAGTTAAATTTTTCTTCATCATAAGTTTGCATTCTTGATAATAAATGTCTATAAGTATGATTTTTCCATTTCTTATAGGATAAGTCATCAGCAATATCAAATAAATTACAAGTAGTTTTATCTTTATTTAATCTTAACCCTCTCCCAATACTCTGTAAGTTAAGTATTTTACTCTTAATTGGACTTGCTAATATAATATTCTCAATACTCGGTATATTTACACCTGTACTAAAAGTACCATAACTCGCAACTATAATACAATTATTTGTATCTGCCGCAATATCTCTTACTTGTTCTCTGTCAGAAACAATTGTAATTCCAGAAATTAAATATATTTTTTTATTATATTTTTTTTCAAGCTTATTTAGTTTTTCATATAAAGGGATACCATGTTTTTTTACATATTGATAGAGTACTAAAGTATTTCCTTTACAGTTTAAAGCTAAATTGGTAACATAATTATTCCTTTTATCGCAAGAAACTAACCAATCTATCTCATCAGCATAAACGTTATTTTTTCGACCCTCACGTGATATATCATCATATGAAAGGAGTAAACAAATAATCTTTAAATTTGATAATTTTTTTTGTTCTATTAATTCAGTTGTAGTTATAACTTTATCTACAATACCAAAAAGACCTTCAAGTACTAATCTATTTATTTTACTATTATCAATCGTTCCAGTTGTACCGATACGAAATTTTATATCATTACATTTTTCCATTATGGAGATAAGACTTCTTGCTTTAAACTTATGTACTTCATCTCCAAATACAACATTAAATTGTTGAAAAAATGCTTTTGGTAATTTGTAAATACTCTGCCAAGTAGTAATTAATGTATTTTTTGTAAATTCTTTTGAAAAGCCTGAATAAAGTTTTTGAATATGAGTATCTACTTTCCAACCATTCTTAGTCGAATAATCATCAAAGTCTTTATACAATTGTTCTACTAGATTAGTTGTTGGTACTATAATTAAACATTTTTTATTGTTTTTTAATGTTAAATACCAACGTAATATACAGTACATTATTAAACTTTTCCCACTCGCAGTTGGGGATAATAAAAGCGTTCTGCGTCGTTTCAAAGCGGATATAACAGCATTATATTGGTAATCCCTAATAACTAAACTCGGATCGTTTTTAGAAGTTATATTTAATGAAGTTATAAAGGTTTTAATCTCTTCTTCTTTTATAGGTTCAATATATTTTGGAAACCCTATTTCAGATACAGTATAGCCACGTTCAAAAGCAAACTTACGAACGTAAGGGATTAAACCAGTGTAAACTGTTTTACGAAGTAAATCATAAAGACGTGTTTTTCCATCCCAGATCCTTGCTCTAAATTGTGGTGTAAAATGAGCTCCTGGAACATAAAATGTAAAAAATTCTGATATTTCTTTTTCTATACCCAAGTCGTCTGAAAATACACGAACATGTGTTTCAGTATAGTTTTCAATTGTAATTTGAGATTTATTATCTTCGGGCATTTAAGCACCACTAATAAATTTTTTCCACTCTAATGAATTTCTTATAATCCAGTCTCTTGATTTAATTTGCTGCATTATAGATTCAAGAAGTTCTTGTATGCTTTGTAGATAATCAATTTTAAGTTTGGCTTTAATTAAATCAGCGTCACCATTTAAAAATTCATCCATTTCATTTCTTAATGGTTTTATACCTTGCCACTGTTCCCAGCCAGAAAGTTCTAATTCACTCTTACTCATTTCACCACGATAATATCTGAATTTTTTAACACGCATGCTATTATATTCAGACTGTGCTGATGTAATACGATGTTTATATGAAATAAGTAAGTTTAAATATTTTGAATGTAAGACAGGTGTACGAACAGACTCTTTATCCAAATGATTATCGTCTATTATACAGTCTTGTTTCCATAGTTCTTGTATTTCTTCGAGCGTCATAATTTAGAATAATTATACTATAAAAAAGCTTGTAAGTAAAGTTTTACCTTAAAGGTTTTATAGTTTTTTCGTCAAAAATATGATATACCACGCAACTGTCACCAGTTGGAATTGTTAATGTGTGTATTATTTCGTTTGGGTTTTTACTATTTTGATATTCAACTACTATAAAAACTATTTCACCATATTTTGATGCTCTTTCACGACCATTCCAAGATTTTTTAGGAATAAATTTACGATCTATTAAATAATTGTGAAGAATTTCTCCTGTGCTACATAATAATGGAATTTCTTGATAATTCAGTTCAGGTAATCTTGAAAACATATCATGTTCTGAAGCGAATGTATGTTTGTACCTAATATCGTATAATAGTACGATTATGCAGATGAATATTGTAATAAGTATTTTTTGCATTTTAACAGCCCTTTTATTTAGTTAAGATTAATAAGCTGTCGGTGAAGTAGAATCTTGTATTATAAAAAAACTATATCTTAGGGTTACAGTATTCGTTATATAAGTCACATCAGAATTTTTAGAATCAAACGTCATCGACGATAATCCCGTTGGAAACATATCTTTAAACGTAACCATTTTACTAATTTGGTTATTATTATTTAGTATTAAAAGTGTTCCATCTGAATAATTTTTTGCTAATTCTTTTAAATTTGCTTTATACGCTTCTGTATCAGTAGTTGGAAAATTTAAATATTGTTCATAGTTTCTTGGTTTGCCCAAAGCAACTATCCAACGATAAAGTGTTAGATAATTTTCCATATCTTCATCTACAATAAATTCTAAATTACAAACACCATAACTAAGTTTTTCACCAGGAATGTAAACAGTTGAAAGTGGTGTTTCTTGAATAACTTCACCTAATGAAAGATCAGGTATGTTAATTGACTGAACAAAATAATTTACTTTTGGAATACGTCCAAAAGAAAATGAAAATCCGTTAGGATTGAGTGGATTTATGTTATTAGGTTTATTTTGTGTTTTAAGAGCCATAGTATAATTATTTAGTATAAATGAAAAAGGGGAGACTTTTACATCTCCCCTTTCGAATTATATAATGAACCTTAACAAATTACATTAAATTTGTTACTGCTACTTTTCTGTAATAGAAATTAGAGTTCGCTGATAATCCAGCAAATGGGTTCGCTACCATACCATATCTTGTTTTGAACGCAATTTTTGGTTGGAATGTAGAAGGGTCTACTGCACGTACTAATTGTAATGGTACGTATGGGCAATAGAAAATACCAGCATCAAATGCTGAACTTCCTTTATATCCTACTAATAGCAACTGACTAGCTTGGTTATTAGCAGAAAATGGATCTACAAATACTTTGTAACGACCATTTAGGACGCCAGCAAAAGTTGTAGAAGCTTCATCTACATTTAGATTAGTTGAAAGAGCTGGAGTATAGTCCAAAGCACCAGACATTGCTAATGCACTCGCTACGTCAGAAGAAGCGATAATAAAATTACCTTTTCCTCTACGAGTTTCTTGTGCTATTACGTTTGCTTCTCTTTCTACTTGGAATAATAATCCTTTGAATTTCTCAACTGACCATCTTCCATTTGAATCTACATCAAGATCAAAAGTACCAGCAGTCGCAACACCGATTTGAGCACCTGTTCTAGCTGATATGTAAATTGTTCTAATTACTTCTCTATTGATTTCCGCTAGGATTTCAGTTGAAAGAATATTAGATAATTCACTTTCAGCATCTAGACCATGCACTGATTTCAAATCTTGTGCTAGCTCTACTGTGTACTCAGCTTTTAAAGCACGAGTTTTTGCAGTTACTGAGGTTTTCTCGATTGAAAACGCCATTTGATTAAATGTAGCACCACCAGCATCGCCTAAACTTTCAGCTACAGTAGTTGTTAAACCACTTCCTGCTGAATAACCAGCGACTGTTGGGTTTGTACCAGAATGAGAACCAGTACCAGCAAATGAAGTATCTGCTTCATTAAATAATGCTTCTGTACCACCTTGAGACGTTATTCTGCTTTTCATAGCAAATATCAGTCCAGTTGGTTGTGTCATAGGCTGTACTCCGCAAACGTCATAAGCGATCATTTGTGGAATTGCTCTACGAACTAATGAGATAAGTACTGGATCAAACTTTGCTACTCCGCCAGAATCTGGCATGGCAGCAGCGTTGTTAGCAGCAACAGCTTCAAAAAGTGCTTGTTTTTCTTCATTGATTGAATTCTCTTGGTTTTCCAAAAGAACTGCAGTCACTTCTTTTCTGTAAGCATCCTTGATAGGTGTTACGCCAGGATGATCTAATACTGGAGCCCATTTTTTTAATAGATCTGATCTATTTTTCATTTAGTTTCTCCGTTATTATTGTTGTTAATTTTGTTTCTTTGAGCGAGTTAATAAATCTGCATATGCAGCTATTTTTACGTCAGTTATTTTAGCTGACTCGTTAATTACGATTGGCTCATCAGTCACTATTGTATCTACTATTTTTTTAGTAGAATTTTGAGTTGCAGACAATGCTGTGAAATAATTATCTTTTATTGTCTGTACTTTCTTCTCAAAAGATGCATCATCTTCAAATGTAAGCTCTTCAGCTAACGATTTAAGTTTTTCTGCATCAGTTGACACTAGATCTTTTGAAGCTGCTGTAATGATTTCATTTTTACGTAAATCAGTAAATGCTTTTGTTATTTTAGCATTTTCAGCTGTTGCTTCATCAAGTTTCTTCTTGGTTGTATTAAGCTGATCTTGAAGACTTGTAAGTACATCAAATCTTTCATCTGGTACTTCAATATAATGGTCTTCGAATAAATTTCTTAAACCATTAACAAATTCTTCAAGTATTTCATTCTTAATACCTGATTCAAGAGCGATTTCATTTTGTAAGACCCACTGCTCAACTACATAGCTGAGATATCCATCAACTTTTTCAATCAGGCTCTCTTTGATAACTGCAATGTTTTTAGCATTTTCAGTTTTCAATTCATTTGAAATACGAGCAATCTCATCTTTTACTCTATTGATTACTACGTTTTCGAATATTATTTTTGCTTTTGCTTTAAATTCTTCTGATAGTGTTTCACCTTTTAATAATGCTTCAACGTCAGCAGATACATCTACTTTAATTGCTTCATTAGTTTTTTCGTTCATTTTCACTTCATCTGGTTTTTTAGCATTTTTATCTTTAATTTTTTCATCTTCTTCTTTATCATCTTTCTTATCATCTTCAGATTTCATTTTATTTTTTTCTTTTTTGTCTTCATCTTCATCTGTACAATCTGACTCTGATTTGACTGATTCTTTTTCTTTTTCTTCTTTTTCTTTTTTAGCTTTTTCTTCTTCAGATTCTTCTTTAACACCTTCTTCTTTTTCTTTTTTATCTTTAATTGCTTTTTGTAATGCAGGTGGTAAAGTTTTTTGTTTATCTGTTAATTCAGCTTCTTTAACTTCAGCTTTTTCTTTTTCAGCCTTAGCTTTTGCTTCATCTTCAGCTTTTTTCTTTTCATCGTCAGTCATTTCTGCTTCTTTTACTTTTTCTTTTTCTTTAGCTTTTTCATCTTCTTTTTTCTTATCATCTGCGTTAGGAGTCACTTCTGATTCAGATTTAGTAGATGCTTTTGCTTTTTCAGCTTCTGCTTTTGCCTTTTCTTCTTCTTCTCTTTTTTTCTTTTCTTCTTCCGTTTCTTCAGTCTTTATTGCTTGACCTGTATGCGGATTAATTTCTTCTTTCTTAAGAATAGCTTTTGCAATATCATGTGCTTTTTTAATTGTTTCTTTTTCTAGAGGTGGTTCATCACCTGTAATCTTTTTAGCTTGTGCCATACCAATAGCATAAGCTGATCCCTCTTTATCTTGTTCAGATAATAGAGATTTAGCTTTCTTCGCTTCTGCTAATAGCTTTGCGATAGTTTCTTCGATTTTCATTTATTTTCTCCTAATTTAACTATTTAGTTATTTAATCTTTTCAAGAAAGTTAGCAAACTGTATTGCTTGAGCTTCAGCGAGTGCTTTTCTATTTGTACTTGCTATTTCTTTTCTTACTTGCTCTATATCTTTCTCTACAAATTTACCATCAACGAATACCCATTCTTTTCCTTCCATAACACCACGTACAAACGCATCTGGTGCAGATGGATCAGCGACTATATCACCTGCAGTTGCAAGCATAAAGTCATCTTGTACTAATTGAGTTCCGTCATTCTTTGCTTTTAACGATCCCATCCCTCTAGATGAAACACCTAAATTAGCACCCTCATCAATTAAACTCTTAACGATTTTACCATAAGGTGTATCCATTATTTTTGCTTTTCCGACATAACTATTGCCTTCAAGCTTCAATTCTTTTATCATGTGCGATACTCTATCTAAGTTGATAGTAGGTGAGTCAGGATGACCTAATTCACCATATGCACGATTCTTCTGAATATTTTCTCTTGTATATCTTTCAACTTCTTTTTTCATTATTTCCATAGGGTATATCCTACCATTGCGATTTTTAACTTCGCCTTGTAAAAATACTCCCTCTATAAAATAATTTTTTGCTGTTTCTCCTTTTGGAGTTTCAACAAGATATTTTACTGATTCTGTAAATTCTCTAATAAGTTTCATTTAATTAACTACCTAAAACAGCAGGATTATCATAGCTACCAAACTGAGCAGTTTCAATTTTAGATGTAAATCCTGAATTCTTACGAAGAACTAAATAAAGATAAATTTCACCAGACATGCTTACTACAATATCTGATGTATTTTCTTGTCCATCAACATATCCTTCGAAGTAAAATTGTTCTGCATTATCACCAACACCTGCAAAAACAGATACTCCGTTTCTAGTTAAAATAAAGTTAGAACCTGTTAAACCTGACCAAGATAATTCCACAATATTTATTTTTACAGTTCCTTCAATCACTTCAGTTGAGATTAAAGCATCTACATCTAAATCAAAAGTTGATGTTTGGTTGTTTCCACCACTATTTCCAAACTTTACAACAACTTCATTTTTAGATCTTTTAAGTATCGTTTTGGTAACTGCCATTTAATCTACTCCTAATTAGTTTGTTCGTTGCTTGTTATTTTATCCTTGAATATCGTGCTTGCAACTTCTTGCTTTAAACTATCTAATCTTGCTGATACTTTATCAGCCATTATTGTTGAAAACGATGAATTAATTGCTTCAGCATTTCCTATTTCAATATTATCAATTAAGTCTTTAATTTTATTTTTTACATCCATAAATTATTCCTCTTGTTTATCAATAATAGGTGTCTCAAGATCTGCATCTTCTTCTGCATCTATTAATTCATCATCTGTTTCAGCAGTTTGAGCTGTTTTTAAATCTCGTATTTTACCTTGCTCGCCTGCTATTTCTTTATCATTTTTCGCAATATCATCTTCTGTTTGTCTCAGAATATTTTTACGTACCCACTTAATACTATAATATTTTCCAATATATTGTTCAATAGAATTTAACATATTAATTCTTTGAGCAAGTATTTCATTTTCTTTTAATTCAGTAAAAAAATTATCTCTTAAAAAATCAAAACGAATATCTTGACTAAATTGGCTCCACTCTTGATCTTTTATAATTCCTTTTAAAATTAATTGTACTCTTAAAATATTATAAAAGATAGTGCTAAATTTACGTCTTAATCTATCAATAAATTTTTGGAAGTTTAATTCATCACGACTTATTTCACTTGCTCTTCCTAAATTAAATCCAGTTTCACTTAACAATCTTGTTACAGGAACATTTAAAGATTGATATAATTTCTTTTGAAAATATTGTACATCAGCTATCTCACCTAAATTTTGTCCACCTTGAAGTGTAGTAATTTCAGTTCCTCTACCACCTTCTCTCCTTGGCATCCAAAAATCTTCAAGCATTGACATGTGTTTACGATCATCTCGTACTTCACCTGTTGATGCATCATATACAATTTTATTTCTAAACTTATTCATGATGTCGTTTACATACTGTTCTGCTTTTATCTTAGGCAGATTACCAACATCAATATAAAATATTCTACGTTCAGGAGCTCTTGATATACGATAAATTACTATACTATCTTCTACCATTTTTAACTGATTTACTGGTTTTATCGCTTTATGTAAATGCGATAATATCATACCAGAATTTAAATCAGTTAATCCTGATGGCGTAAATACAACTGAATCTAAAGATAGTTTAATACCTGTCGCTAAACTATCAGTAATTCCTTTATCATTATAAATGTAGTATTCTTCTATATCTTTTACTACGTCAACACCCTTGTCATTTTTTTCTTTTTTATAATTTTTAATCTTACGTATCTTACGTGGATCTATAAATCTTAACTCATTAATTCCACTTTTAGTATTTTTTGGATCTATAATTATATGGTAATATAGTCTTCCATCAACATACCATGTACGAAATATATCGTGACCACGTGTATCAAAATCTAATAATTTATAAACTTTTTCAAACTCTTTACGAATATCAGCTTTAATTTTATCTGATGCTTTTAAATCATCTAAAACTACATCAACTGACATACGTTGATTATCTAGTATAATCGATTCATTTACAATATCTTCAATCGCATTATCAGCATCTGGATAATAAGAAACTTCACGATATCTTTTAATTAAATCGTTTTCACCCTTAATACTTGCATCTAAATCAAGTGTTAATCCATAATAGGCTGCTGCGTCTGATACAACTGTTGATCCATCTATATTTGATGGAGTCACTACCGAAGTAATATCTTTTTTCGGTGTTTTCCTTTTAATCTCAAATCCAAATAATTCTGCCATAATCTATTTCCGAGTTCTTTTTTGAAACTCTGTTATATTATATTCTAATTGGGAATGAACCCACTGGTGTATCAATAGAAATATTAACTCCTACACCATCACGACTAGCTGTATCACTGTCAAAGTAATTATATTGAAATTCAACATCAAACGTTTCCATCGCATTTGTTGTATCATAGTCTAATTGAACTACTCCAATTGAAATTGGATAAGCATCAACAAAACGATATGATTTAATAATCGCACCTGAACGATCTAATTGTCTTACAACTAAATCTGTTTGGTAATCTCTTGGATTTACACGACCATTTGTTGTTTGATAATTTTGAATACCATTTGACCAACGTTCCATCGCATTTCTTATATTGAAATTTGTATCATTATAAATTGAAACGACCCATGGAGCAAACGTTCTTTCTCCTGCAAAATTAACAGCACGACCACGATAATTAACTGGAATGTTCTCTATTGTGCTCGCTGGTAATTGTGCTGCTTTACATAAAAATTGTGCTTGTGATGAAGCTAAAATCCCTGCAACAACGTAGCTAGGGAAAATTAATTCAACACGAAATTGATTGGGGCGAGCTCCGCCACCAGACATTTGTGCTTTAAATTCTGCTATATCAGCCATTTAAGTTTCTCCTTTAAGTTTTAGCCACCTATTTCACTAAAGTTAACACTTGATCTAGCTGCTACAAATGTTAAGTTAATGAAGTTGATTGAGCGATTAGGTTTAATGAATATGCTTGCTACAAATTCATTTTTATCTATTACATCTGCTGTATTATTTGTTTCATCACACACAACTCTAAAATCAGTTATACCACGACGACCTTGTACGTCTCTTAAGAATGGTTCTATTTGATTTTTAAATTGAGCACGAGTAAACGCATCATTAAATTCAAATAATTGAGCCTTAGCAGCAATTGAAATTGATTTTTCTAATACAATGAATAGTCTTCGTACATTAATTCTATCGAAAGCACTTGGTGCTGCCAATAAAGTTTTATCACCAAATAACTGTGTTCCTTCACCAGGGAAAGTCACAATAGGATTTATGCCTTTTTGATAAAGCGAATCTCTTTGTGCTCTATTTGGATTAAATGCTAGTTTAACAACATTTTTGATTTGACCACGATTCGATCCAGCTGGTGAATACCATGGATCTTGAGCATAGTCTGTTCTTGCAGCAAGACCTGCTGTATCTCCATTTAATGGAACATAACGATACTTGTCATTATAACGATCATATTGAAATTTATAACCAGAATCTAATATACCATAAGAAGAACTCGGAAGAGCATTTCTATATGCTATGATATCTGCTACTGGAGTTGCTGAAGCATCAGAAATATAAGAACCATTAGCTGCTTCTGGAGAGATGAAAGCCACTGCGTCTTTTCTTGCTTCTACAATATTATTAATTACATAAATTGCTGTCGCTGTTGTCGCTTTTCCTAAAAGAACTAACGATATGTCAAGCTGATCGTTTGCGAACAATGCATAACCTGTTTGAATGTTTCCTGCTGACACAGCATAATCGTCGACACCACCAGTTAGAGAGGCATTTAATACTGAAGTGATATCTTTATATGGTTGCCCTGCTGGAACAGTACCCCAGTTTACAGCATTCGCATTCGCAGTGTTATTTACCTCTGCGGATACATTAGGATGATCCATCCACCAAATATATCTTGAATTTGAATTTATTACTTCTTTATAAAAATTACTTGAACCATCTGACTTTTTCGCACCATATGCTTTTGAAATAAATTCAAATTTTTCTAAAATTGTACCAGCTGAACCAGTAAATTGTCCATCTTCGTCAATAACGACAACATGTAATTCATCATTTGATACGTTATTTGAAGTTGCCCACGCTGATGTATCTGGTGATCTATCAAATAATGACTCATATGTCCAACCTGTATAAGTTGATTTATCAGCCATTGATACTTTTAATGAATTACCAAGTGAACCAGCCCATTTAGCTGCAAATTCGCCTACGTTTGCTTGACCATCTTCGAAGGAATTTAAATATTGTTCTGCATTTTTAATTTTAACTGCTACACCAGAAACTACAGCGTTTCTGTCTGAAGATCCGTTTCCTCTTACTACAAATAAATTATTCGAGTATGATAAAAAGTTAGCTGCAGTAAAAAACGATTCAAAGTTTGAATCATTTGGTTTACCGAATCTTTCTACTAATTCGTTTTCGGATGTAATTTGTACAGGATCTTCGATTGGTCCCCACTCAAACTTACCTACAAATGCACCTGCACTTGTGGCAACATTAGGAACTATACTCGTAAAGTCCTTTTCTGTTACAACTACTCCTGGACTTAATTGGAATGCCATTGCTCTCTCCTCTTTAATTATTGACACGTTTCTTGACAAACGTGCTTATCTACTTTATTTAGTTTTTTTAAAAATTTGAAGGGTTTTCTCGATCATTTCCATCATTAACAAAACCAAATGGAGTCAACTCTTCTTCAATCTCTTGTATTTGTTTTTTATATAACTCTTTCCTTATGTTTATATCCGTTATTTCTCTAAAATATACGTCAGATGTAAGCCAAGCAAAAAGCACACACGTCATCACTAAATCATCAGTATAGCCATCGTCAGCTGAATAATAACCATTTTTGCTGATAAATGTAGTTAATTCGCTAATAATAGTTGAATCAAATATTAATAAACTATTATTTTCAATTAAACTTTTTAATATACCACAACCTTTTCTTTTTACAGAAACATCAGTTGTGACACCTAGTGAATTTGATTTATCACCAAACCCACCAGTAATTCTTTGTCCTTCGTTCTTAATCCTAGCAACATATATAAGATTTTCATATTCTAGTTCATTATGTAAAATATATGGTATAGTTTCACCATTATTAATTTCAATTAATACAAAAGCATTATTATAATCTCTTCCAATTTTATCTATAATACTTGGAACAAGTAACATGCTAATCGTATTCGAACGATATTTCCCTACAACTTTATAAGGCATTTCTGTTATATCAAAAATGCTCATAGCTGTATAATCTCTTCCTGTACCTTTACTTGGATCAACCACAATTACATACTTGTGATTTGGTTCAGGTTTTTCTAATATATCTAAACCATCTTTAGAATATATAAATGGTTTAGGAGATAAATTTCTTAAACTTTCACCATTAATCAATGTAAGTGAACTTCCTAAAAATTCACAAAGTATTTCTTGATTAAATTTTACATCACCAAGTAATCTTCTTTGTGATTCAGCCCAAAATTTATCACGTCCTGGAATTCTATCGTAAGGAATAAAAAGATGTTTAAAACCATTTTTATTATTTACAGCATCATTCCAAAATTTCCAAAAGTGATTATATCCTAATGGAGTAGAACTTAATAATATTTTTGTAGTTTCTCCTGCCATAATAGTAGGATAAACTGAAGTAAAAAATTCATCTGCAATTTGATTTGGTATGATTGCAGTTTCATCAATATATAACCAATTAACTGATTTACCACGTATCGCACTTGGAGTTGTAGCTGAAGTAAATACTTTACTTCCATTTTCTAATTCTATATCACCTTTATTCCATGTTACAACACCTTGTTGCAACCATAAAGGTAAATTTTCAAACATTAATTGATAACGATCTAAAACTTCTCTGGCTGTACTTCCTTTATTTGCTAGTATGCCAACAGTAACATTATCAGTAAACAATGTATAATGTAAAATACATGCAGCTGATGTAATAGTTTTTCCTTGCTGTCTTCCTTCCATTAAAATCACTTTACGATTATTCATGATTATCTTTACTTTTTCTTTTTGACAATCATATAAAGCGAAAGGAATTAATCCTAAGTCTAATGAAACTATTTTACAATAGTTTTCTATAAAGTAAATCGGATCTTCTTTACATTTAAGAAATTCTTGTATTTCTTGTTTTGTAAATTTTACTTTTACACCAACAGCTTTAAGTGCTGTATTTGCATTATAAAAATTTGTAGGCATAAGCCTGAACCACCTTTATTATATAACTACTATATTTCCTAACATCGTTCCAGGATTTGCTTGGCTACGATATTTAAATGAATTTCCTGTAGCAGCACTCATAGGTATTGTAAATGTAATAGTTTGGTTCTGGTCTGCTATGTTTGCTATTGCATTTGTTGATGAAATAAAATCTGCTGCAGGAGCAACATCGCTAGAATCAAGTACTTCTAAAATTTGTCCTGAACGTGTATTTGTAAGTCTTATTGTTTCACCTCTTTGAACAATAATGTTTGGATCATTTTGTCCTGCTGAAAGAAGTCCAGGACCAGTAACTGAATAATCGCTTACTCCAGCTCCACCAAAAGTATATGTTCTATTTGTAAAAATAGAACCAGTCAGACCATTAACTGATGTAATTGCTGCAGTTAATTCAATAGAAGAAGCTGTTGGACTGGTAATTGTTATTCCTGTTCCAGCTATAATAGCAATATCAGATATTGATGCATTACTACCTGTTAAACGAATAGTTCTTTGACCTGCTTGAATAGCTTCAGCACTTAAAGAAAAAGTGACTGGAGATGGATTATTATTTGTAACAGTGATTGTATTTTCATCTGTACGAACAATTGTAAGTCCAGCATTTGCTGATAAAACTGATATATCATCAGTTGTAGAATCTGACCCTGTTAATCTTACTTTTGCTCCACTCGCTACTGTTTCAGCACTAATAGAGTAAGTAGTGTTTGTATCTATATCGTTATTAGGAACGTAATTTGTTCCATTAAATTTAAGTGTCGCACCATTAGTTATAGCTCCTGAAGGGATTGCGATACGCACAGTGTTTCCACCTAATGCGTTATATAATTCGTCAAAGTTAGAATTAATTTTTACACCACCATCACGTAAGGTATTACCTGTACCGTCGTTTGGTGATGATCCAACTCCAATTAACTGTTTTGCCATATTTGTTTCCTAGTATGTTATATCATATTGAGAAGTTTTAAATATATCTTCCCATATTTCACTTGTAATTCCACCTGTATTTAGGTTAGCAATTATCGTATTTTGTCTATCTGGATTGCCTATATCGACAATCGTTTTAGTTATAATTTTACCATCTGGGTTTGCGTATCCAAAAAGATTAAGTTTTAATTGAAAACCTAACGTCCATGTAACAAACCTACGTGTTTCAAAAGTACCATCGTACTCATCTTGCATTGTCACACTATTTAAAATAATTGGAACATCAGTAACAATGTCCAGAGGTGTTTTCATTGATTGAATACTCATCGTAAACTCTGGTGTAAAATAAGGTAGAATTTGTTCTACTATTTGTAAACCATCCTCTGTATTATTAGATATACAATATAAACTTATATCTAAATTATATGGTACAGGAGCAAATACTCTATTTGCTGTATTTACTCCAGCTCCAACTGATTTATTCTTTTCAATAGATGCCATACGTGAAACTTTTCTTGTAGCATCTAAATTTAATCCAGTCATTTCAAAAGAAAGACGTGGAAGAGTAATCATTACTTGATTCGAAAGAGTAGGATCTTGTTCTACACGTTGAATCCATTTTTCTTTCGGAGCATAAGCAATTGGTATTAATAAAGTTTGTTCTATTGTTCCATTTGCTTTTTTTCTTTGAATTTTAAGATCTGAAAATATTTTAGCAAATCCTATAATACAATTTCTTATCGTTTCGTGATAATATGGTGGTTTATTTAACATGATTAAAATTCTCCAAATGGATTATTTTCAGACCATGCTACTTTATTATTATTTGGATCTCTTTCAACTTTTATAGAAACGTTATCAGCAAATCCACCTTGTTTATCAATATTCATATCTAATGTACAAATAGCAACAGCTTGTGTTCCTCCAGCTGGTGGAGCACTTATTGTAATTGTAGGTACACTCTTAAATCCATTACCCACATTTGTAATCGTAGCACCATTTATTTTACCATTTAATATAGTACAAGTAGCTGTAGCATTTGTAAGTGGATTACCACCAGTAAATGTTAATGTAGGTGCTGTAACATAACCTGCACCAAGATTTGTAAACGTAATACTGTTTACATACATTACTTCATTACGATTAGGATCAGTATTAAATGTTTTTAATGGTTCAAATATATCAATTTCTGGTACACCTGTATCAATTTTTTCAGAAGAATATTGAAATAATTCAACTTGTAATTTATAAACGTAAAGTTTTCCTAATTGATAAAAAGGATCTTTATCTTTTACATATCTTATTTCAAATAAACTTTTAGTTAAAGGAAAATAAATTAAATCTCCTTCAACTGGACGATTTGTTATTATAGTATTACCATATTGACCTACTAATTGATTCCATCTTCTTCTTGCTACAACTAATGTAGCTGAGGATTCAATCATTAAACCAAATTTACTTACAAAAGCACCTGCTCCATCATAATCTTTTACATTTTCAAAATACATTTCAATAGGATAAGCATGATTAAATGTACTTAATGTATCTTCACCTAAAATTTGATCTTTATTTACAAATTTTCTTGGTATATAATATACAGTCTGAGCATAAATACCTAAAGATTCTATAATTAAATCTTCTATTAGGTTTTGCTCATTCGCAGTTCCTTGTGTAAAATAAACATTTCTGCTTCCAGTGCTCATATGTTTATCCCATCGAAAATTCTAATGGTGCATTCTTTCCAATTAATGTATCTTCTAATTCTTTTTTCTCTATTGTAGCTTCAGAATATAATTTATCACCATCAAGTGTAACACCCCCAGGAAGTTCTAATCCTGAAAACTTTTTTAAATTCGTTCCCCACTGTTGTTTAAAAAGAACAGTGGTATAAGATTTTAACCATGGTTCATTATATATTTTAGTAAATGAAGCTGGGTCTATTGCTTTATATCCATCATATATAATATAATCACCAGTTTTTACAGCAGATCCCCACTTAATATCTATATTTAATCTATTTGTTAAACGATTAAAACGAAATAAAGGTTGACCATTTAATATTGTATCAAGTAATTGTAAATGATTCATTACTGTTGTAAAATAAACAACTGAAGTAGATGTTAAATCATACAAATCATTTAATCTTAATTGATATTGTAAATCAAATAAATTTTTACTTGTAGAAGATCCTGCGTATATAGGAAACACTCTGTTTACACCATAAACTATATCAGCAACAGGAATATATTTATTTTGAACATCCTGATTTGTGACTAAATGTGAAACATAACAACGTTCAGAACCATCCCAATGATTAATATTAAAATAATCTATTGCTTCATCAATACGATCTTCTAATTGACTATCGTCAACATTAATTTCTACAACTGGAGCACCAAGTTTTCTTAACGAATAATCTTTAAGCCCTTCACGAGTGGATACTGGCATAGCTTAACCCCCAAGTGCTATCGAATATGCTAGAGCATTTGCGTTAGTTGCTGCGACTCCATTAGTTTTAGTAGCTACTGAAACATCATTTGCGATAGGAAAATTTTGCGCAGAATTTGAATTAAACTGCAAGTATCCATCAGCATGCATTTTAATTTTGGTATTACCCATAACAATTGAACTTCCAGATATATAAAGATCTCTCCATCTAAGAGCTGAAGTTCCTAAATCTAAACTATTATCAGATGATGGTGTAAAGTGAGATCCAGCTACAATAGTTCCTGAACCTTTTGGTGTAATACTAATTCCAATATTTGTATCATTTCCTGTAGAAGAAATTATTGGTCTATTTCCTGTTGAAGCATTTGTAATAGTTAATTCGTTTACTGCTGAAGCTGTTGTAGTAAATTTAAGTTGTTCATTACCATTCGCATCTGCTATAAATCCACCATTTGCTATTTTAGCTTCAGTAAGTGTTTTATTTGTAAGTGTATCGGTTGTTGCTCTGCCTACTAAAGTATCTGTAGATGTAGGTAAAGTTATTGTACCTGTATTACTAATAGTAGATATGACAGGAGCTGTTAATGTTTTATTTGTAAGAGTTTCTGTACCTGCTAATGTAGCAAAATCACCATTACTTAAAGCTGTATTAAACTCTGCTACAGTACCAGATAAAGTATTTGTAGTTAAAGAAATCGATTTGTTTGTTAAAGTATTTGCAGATGAAACAGTAGGTACTATAACACCTTCAACTTCTAAAACTCCAGCTGATGAGCGTGATAATGTTGTATCAGTAGCATGACCTAATTCTAATGTACCAACACCCAATGCTGTTGATGTAGAAGAAGTAATGCCTGATAAAGGTAAACCACTGGCATTTGTTAATGTTAAAGCAGATGGTGTTCCTAAATTAGGTGTAATTAATGTAGGAGAATTAGCAAATACTAATGAA